ATATCACTAAGATGCAGATGTGGTACATAGATTATTCTTGGTACGGTGCTGGCGCTATCAGATTTGGTTTCAAAGATCAGCGAGGCGAAGTGGTTTACTGCCATCGTATAGCCAATGCCAACAGACAGACTGAAGCCTATATGCGATCTGGTAACTTACCTGCTAGATATGAAGTCAATACCCTATGGCCTTATACCAAAATAACTTCTTCGGTCGCTAACGTTGAAAATTCAGTTATCAACGTAGCTAACACTGATGGATTTCCACCTTCGGGCACCCTGGTGTTGACTGCTTCGGGCAACACCGGAGCTGCGATAGAATGTGTAAATTACACGTCTAAAACTTCCACAACATTTAATGGTCTGACCAGGGCGGTAACGAATCTAACAGGACCGGGAGGATTTACAGGTATGGGTGGTAACTCTGTGGCACAGACATTTACTTTCTCTGCGACAGCACCTGTGCAGGTAGCTTTATATGCTCCACAGGCAGGAGTTACCATAGGACACTGGGGTAGTTCTGTATTGATGGATGGTAGATATGATGATGATAAATCTTTCTTGTTCAACTACGGTGATACCGCTCAAAGAACATATGCTACTTCAGGTACCAGGTTTGCGGTTTTCAGTATCAGATTAGCGCCCAGCGTAGATAACGGCATAGTGGGATTACTAGGTGCCAGAGAACTGATAAATCGCATGCAGCTTGTACTGGTATCCTGCGGAGTTTTTACGACCACTGCGGCCGTGCGTGTGGAACTGATCTTAAATGCACGACTCAGTGCAGGTACAGTTGGTACCTGGACTAACTTAGGTGGTAGCAGTCTAGTACAATTCGCGGTACACAGTAATAACACGACCTTAGTCGGTGGCGAAAGTATTTTTACATTCTTCGCTCCTGCAGGTGGTGTTAGTTCACAGAGTCTGGCGCAGATTCGAGATTTGGGTAACAGCATTTTGGGAGGTGGTAACAACGCAACTCCAGTGTTGAACTCTTCTGCGAATATCTACCCAGATGGCCCGGATGTGCTGACACTGACAGTGACTCCTTTGGCAGCGAACGCAGCGGTGGCGACTCGACTGGTGTGGTCAGAAGCCCAGGCCTAAGATTCTAATTTAGTTGCCTATGCTCTAGATAGCGGTAAGTAGTGTTATGCCATTGCTTACTTCTATCGGAAAATTTGCCCATTTCTCTAATACTCCAAAAGAAAATTTGCCAGTTGGTGCAGTCTTATTATGGGATTCTAGTATTTCTAATGCAACACCTCCTGTTGGTTTCCAAAGATATGCATCAGGTCTCGGCAATTATCTAATCAGAGGAGCAGCAACAGTCGAAGTTAGCAACACCACTTCGGCAGGTTCCAGCGGAAGGATACGTGGTAATCCTACGATCATACCAACACAAGATTCTTCGTCGGGTGTATCATCATATACCCATAGAGATCCTCTCGGTCCAGAAGTTGATTGGGGGGGTGTAACCACTTCCCCTCAAAACTCACCGACTGTTCGTCTCCCCCATAGTCATACACACACGATTAGAAGTCCAGTGTTACCGTGGCCGGGCGGCGATGGTCAAGTCGTGCCTGCTGCTACACTGCCTAGTGGTAAGCAGATGCCAATGTTGGAGTGTTTAGTTCAAACAAAAAAAATACCGGCCGGTTGTATAATTTTTCGTTCATCGTTGCCTACTGGATTTACTAGATATAATTTTTCAGCCACCAATACCCGAGGAGTGGTAATAAATTCTCCTAATAATGCAAAAGCAAATTATGATAATGCATTGGGACCTTACCCAATTACTGTAAATCCATTTAATCCTGCGAATCATCAACATAGTCCTAATCCTAATAATGCGAACAGACCTTCTCCTGTTCCCACAGCTTCCACTATTACCAGTAATCCCGGAGGATTAAACATACCTATACATACCCATCCGGGTTCAGAAGTGCCGGCATTTTATATCTTTGAACAATTTAAGTCTCTCTTACCTTTTACATCAACAAGTGACATGGATGTACAACCGGGAATGATCATCATGTATAAAGGTACGACTGTACCGAGGGGATGGTCTCTTTGCGACGGAACAAATGGAACACCAGATATGAGAAATTTTTATCTAGGTTTTGACGATTCCGAAAATAACAACAACATAGTAAAATCTGCAAAAGGAATATCGACGTCTTCAAATTATCCTGCAACTCCTACGACTTCGACCATCTCGACATATCCGGGACCCGGTGAACAGGTAGTATCAACGCCATGGAGTGTGAATCTGGCCGCAGCTCCATGGCCACATACTCATCAAACTTCCCCATTTCCTCGCCCTGGAAATTTCGTTCGCGTATATACTACTGCGCATGGACCTTTTCCTGGAAGTCATGGTCATACAATAACGGATAAATCGGCATTTTTTACCTTGTCTTATACACCGAGGTATATAAACATTAATTTTATTCAAAAGGATTAATAGAATGAATTTTATAACACACGTAATTGTTTATGCAATAAACAATACTATAGATATTAGAATAAATGATATCATGTGTCATACTTCTTGGACGCAGTTTCTTGAAGAAGTAAATTGTCCATTTATATCAAATGAAATAATTTCGATCAACTATGAGCCGACAAGAAATATATTTTCAATAGAAAAAATTGGAGGACAAATTTTCGGAAGAGAAAGTCTAGAAATCAAATGGATTGAGGAGAATCTAGATCTTATAGAAAATTTTGCTCGAAACCATATAGAAAGCGAACATCCTCTTCCGACAATAGAAATGTATCAGCAATATCTGCTTTCATCAACTGATTGGTTGATAATTCGTCATAGAGAGCAAAAAGAATTAGGAATAGAAACTTCTTTGACAGATGAACAATACTCATCTATAATAGAATATAGGCAGACAATAAGAAATATAACAGATTTTTATCCAGCAGGAACTTTAACTGAAACTGTTCTGTGGCCTGTAAATCCTTACCAAACAAATGATGAATAAAGATCTTGAAAAAAATAATTATCTTGTAATTCAAAATTTTTTAACCAACGAAGAATGTGTATCTCTTTCAAGAGATTTTGAGAAACACTGTGTCGATAATAAATTAAATGGGGATATGCAAGCTCCTAAATCGCATTCGTGCTATGATTACGTTTCTTTTTTAGAGATACTCTGCGATAAAACTCCGGTAGTTTCTAAAATTGTTGGTGAAAAAGTTTTGCCCACATATACATATGCTCGTGTGTACAAACAGGGCGATGATTTAAAACCTCACAAAGATCGAGATGCTTGCGAAATAAGTTTGACTGTGAATCTTTACCAAGAAAATGATTGGCCTATATATATAAAAAATCCCCAAGGAAAAGAAATAAAAGTTATTTTGAAACCGGGAGATGCAATGTTATATCTTGGTTGTGTTGCAGAGCATTGGAGACCAGAATTGAAAGATAGCAAATACATTCAAGTTTTTTTACATTATGTTAAAAGTCAAGGAAAACGATTCTATGCATATTTCGACAAAGAAAAAGTAAAACCACTAACGGAGATAAATTTAGAAAAAAAATATTCCATCGACTTGGAAAATTATATAATATTGCTAGAAAATGCGATTCCTGATGATTTATGCGATGATATCTTAAAAGAATATAAAAAAGAATATTGGAATGACACACTCATAGGCGGCGGTGTTGTGGATAGGAACATAAGAAGTGCTAGAGTAATCGATCTGTCTTCTGAAGAAACTATATCACAAAATCCACAATTCCGTGGACAAATAGATCAACGAATATTTGAGTGTGCGTCAAAGGTCATTAATTATTATCAATCTAAATTTCCAGAATCTGTTATTGCCGAGGATTCTGGTTATCAGCTATTAAAATATGATAAGGGTGAATTTTATCTGCAGCATACTGATCATTTTAAAACCTTTCCAAGAACGGTATCATGTTCTTTTGCACTAAATGACGATTATGAAGGTGGAGCATTTGCATTTTTTAATAGGAACAAAATAGTAAAAATGAAAAAAGGATCGGCGTTGCTTTTTCCGTCTAATTTTATGTATCCGCATGAAATAATCGAAGTAACAAACGGAACAAGATACTCTATTATAACTTGGTTTGTTTAATAAATGATTTCTGTAGCGATAATTGATATTATAGGAATACCGTATGACGGATCAACATTAACCAAGCAAGGACTCGGTGGTTCGGAAAGTGCAGTAATTTTATTATCTAAAGAACTAGCAGATCTAGGATTTGATGTTACGGTTTTTAACAACTGTGAAATAGATCATGCTCACCCCGGAACTTACGATAATGTAACTTATCTTCCTCTTACAGAATTGTCAACGAATTATTACTTCGATATAGTAATATCCAGTCGTACAGTTATACCCTTCGTTGACCCCAGTGATTATCCCAAACTTGAAGATGCTCGATGTCTTCCTTTTGCGGACATGTTTTTGTATGATAGGATTTTAAGTAAATCTAAAATGCGTATTCTCTGGATGCATGATACTTTCTGTCTCGGTGATAATCTTATAGAAGAGTTGGCTGTTCAAAATCGTATTACAGATATATTTGCCCTCAGCGATTGGCATCTTACCTATATAGCTAATTGTCACCATGGCAGACGAAGAAACTTTGAAGTACTAAAATCTAAGTTATTCATTACACGAAATGGTGTGAAAATATGGAACAAAGAAGTTGATATCAAAAATAAAGATATAAATTTATTTGTGTATAATGCTTCGGTTACTAAGGGAATGATTCCGTTAGTAGAAAAAATATGGCCACATATAAAAAGATATATTCCAAAAGCAAAATTGAAAATTATCGGAGGGTATTATAGATTTTCTGTAAATGGTCAACCAGATGAACAAGAAAAGAAGTGGCGCGAGATGGCATCTGATCCTAGAGCAGCAGAGCTTGACATAGAATTTACAGGAGTGATTCCTCAAAAAGAAATTGCTGATATATTAACCAAAGCTAACTTCATGATATACCCCGCAGCTTTTCCGGAAACCTTCGGAATATCAACTATGGAGAGCATCTGCTATAACACTCCTGTGATAACTTGTAGGTTTGGAGCATTGGAGGAGATTGCTTTAGAAAAATCTTGTTATCTAATTGATTATGCAATAGAACCTAATGTACTTTTTCCTGATATTAATACTAATCAACAGATAGAAAAGTTCGTGCAGGTTACGGTTGAAGCCTATCGTAATACGTATCTACATCAACAGAAACAATATTATTGTAATATTATTAAAGATATAGTAGGCTGGGATTCAGTAGCTCTGCAATGGAAACAATATTTTTATAAAAAAATAGGAATTTATCTACCTAGAGATCAATATCAAGAAACTAATAAGATCAATCGTAGATGGCATAAAATCACAGGAAGAAAATATCATAATTTCGTGGAACTTGAAGACTATAAACAGGGCAAAGAAAAAAATATAGTTGTAGTGTCTACATTTTATAATTGTCGAGATTATATAAAACAATGTATAGAAAGCGTAGCTTCTCAGGATTATGATAATTACCGACACATTTTAATAGATGATTGTTCGACAGACGATACGATCTCGATCGTATCTGAGTTTTTAGATTCGATGTCCAAGTCTATTCGAGATAAATTTGAATTAAGAGTTAATTCAGAAAATAGAGGAGCAGTAAGAAATCAGATAGAAGCAATAAGAGAAATAGATGACAATGAATCGATTATTATTCTTTTAGACGGTGACGATAGTCTAGTTAATGATAATAACATATTCAATTTTTACAACAATATCTATGATGATGGAACTGAATTTACTTATGGTAGTTGTTGGAGTCAAGCTGACAATATCCCCCTGATTGCACAACCTTATCCGGAATCAATTAAGAAAAATCGAGAATATAGAAAATATCATTTTAATTGGATATTACCATATACGCATCTACGGACATTTAAAAAACGATTATTAGATAACGTAGACGATGCCTCTTTCAAAGATGATCAAGGAAATTGGTACAAAGCCGGCGGTGATGGGGCTGTTTTTTATTCATTATTAGAAGCTGCTGATCCAGGAAAGGTTCGTTGTATACAAGATGTGGTCTACAATTACAATGATAAGAACCCGTTAAATGATTATAAAGTAAATGATAAAGAACAAACTAGGACTGCCAAAGAGATCATAAAGAAAAATTCAGAATTAAAAAATCAAACGATTTCACCAGGAAATAAAAAAATATTGATCGCTATTCCAACTGCACGTAATATAGAAGCAGAAACTTTTAAATCAATATATGATTTGGAAATACCAGACGGATATCAAGTTACTTTTCAATATTTCTACGGATACAATATAGATCAAATAAGAAATCTTATAGCAGATTGGACAGTCAAAGGTTTTGATTACTTATTTTCTGTGGATTCCGATATCGCATTTTCTTCTGATACGCTTAGAAAGTTATTGTCACATAATAAAGACATAGTATCGGGACTTTATATACAAAGAAAACCAGGGCAGCATATTCTTGAAGTGTATGAAACAAATGATCAAGGATGGTGGGGTGTTTCTAATATACCTTACGGAAAAATTAAAGATAAAGGGTTAGTTGAAATACAGGCCTGTGGTTTCGGATGTGTGTTAGTTAAGACCGAAGTCATGAAATCTATCGGTTATCCTCAATTTAAATATCATTCTGCATTAAATCATAATCATACTATATCAGAAGACGTAGATTTTTGTAGAAAGGCTCTGTTAAAGGGATTTCGAATTTGGGCAGATACATCCATCAAATGTAAACATATCGGCCAGGGAACCTTTGAAATTGACGATAAAATTCCATTAATAGAATTCGGACCATCAAAAAGATTAAGAGAATTGGGATCTCAGAGATTAATTCCTGCTCCGCATATAGAATTTTTACAAAAAATTAAAGAAAAAGGTTTGAAACCTAAAGTTATATATGATATAGGTGCCTGTGTTCTTCATTGGACAACTGAAGCAAAACGAATATGGCCCGAATCAGATTATGTTGTTTTTGAAGCTATGGCAGCATCGGAATTTTTGTATAAAGAATCAAATTTAAAATATCACATAGGGCTTCTCAGCAATGAAGTTGGTCTAGAAATTGATTTTTATGAGAATCAGCAACACCCCGGAGGAAACAGTTATTATTTAGAAAATTCTAAGATAAATCCACAAGCTCCTCTTTATTTCAGCGATAGCCACAAGAAAAAAATGATCACTACTACTCTTGATACTGTAATTAAATCTAAAAAATTTCCATTGCCCGATTTAATGAAGTTAGATGTACAAGGATCAGAATTAGATGTTTTAAAAGGAGCTACAGAATGTCTATCTAATGCGCAGGCAGTTATTTTAGAATTACAGAGTGTAGAATATAATCTAGGAGCTCCTTTAAAAAATACCGTGATTTCTTGGATGTCGCAGCAGGGATTTGAATGTCTAGGTTGCTTTAGCGATCAAGGACCCGATGGCGACTATTATTTTCGGAGAAAAATTAGATAAATATTAGGTAAAAACAATATATTAACATCAGGAGTTTGATAATGTCTGCGAATGGAATATCAGAACTAGCAACTAAAGAGCTACGTCAAAAAGCCAAACTAGATCTAGCCGCAGCTAAACGTGCCGCAGATGGTAATCCCAGAGCTACCTACGATATTACACTACTTCCCACTCAGTACGATGATAACAATATAATCGACAACCCTAACACAGGCGGGTTAGTAGTTGGCCGTCCTTGGATACCGACTGAGTAAGGAGATTACCATGGAAAACTTCATAGACGACAACGAAGCATATTTCAAATTACGACCCAAATGCCCCTGCGGCTGTTACGCACACTGCGGACATTCATGTATGACTGATGACTGCAACTGCACAGAATGCGGATGCCCCACCTGCACGGACAGGACGTATATAGGATACCCGGAGACACCATAATGTTTCGGCGGCATAATGTCACGCTGATAAACAATCCCGTGTGCAGTAAATCAGTAGATGAGCTACACCTAGAGGATTTTCGTTACTATGACAAAGACGGATTTGAACTAAACAAAGCTGAGCAGAAGTTTTACGCTGCTAATGATCTACCTGTTATAGATTGCCTCAATCATCTATGTTGGCAGGAACCTTGGTTCGAATTAGAATCTAACAAACATAATCTTATACTAGACCATTCGATGTTCCTTTGTCGTGCTTCCTATAACGGAGAAGCATTGAATCAATTGGCATTTATGAAACCGACCATAGCCACAGCAGATTTGATCATGCGTACACGACGGAAGTGGGGATTTGATTTCGCTCTAGATGCAGTTGCAGATGATGGAACGGTCTACGAAGTCCTGCACATAGAATATGACAACTACGACTACCAAACATTCTGCGATCAGATGCAGCAGTTTGATTTCAAGATTCGCCATACAGACTGGGTGGATTCCGCTAAAAAAATCTGGAGTAAGCGTAAAGAATGGCAACACCTCATGGGCTTTGCACAGAACGATTGGAAAGCAGAATATCTACTAGGTTGGAAAAGAGCCGAATATACAGAAAAGGCAATATAAATATATATATTACTGGGATTTTTACTATGAAAAAACTACTACTATTATTACTGGCTGTTCCCATGCTAACCGTGGCACAGAGCAAAATGCCAAAAAATTCAGCTACATACGATGCACAAATCCTTAGAGTGAGTGACGGCGACACAATTGTGATCGCCGCTCCCTTTTTACCACAGCCGCTTAAACCTGAGCTTGCCGTCCGAATTTACGGAGTCGATACTCCCGAAAAAGGACACAGAGCTCAATGTCCAAAAGAAGCCCAAATGGGAGAAATGGCAAGTCAATATACGAAACAGCTCGTGCAAAGTGGACAACGATTCCAAGTTACGTTGTATGCTTGGGATAAATTTGGTGGTCGTGTTCTAGGAGATATACTAGTCAATGGACAGAGTGTACGTCAGGGTTTAATTGCTAATGGTCTAGCTCGAGAGTACTATGGTGAAGCTAAACAAAGTTGGTGTAATTGATGAAATCATTTAGAGATTATCTTAAAGAGTCGGGCTGTCAGATTTCTGACAGTGCGGTCTCTGAAGAGGACAAGAAAAAAACTCAAACCAAAACCAAAACCAAAGATATAGATTGGGGTGAGTTGGATGATCTATTCAGTCCTAAAGGCCCCAGCGATATTGCAAAGATCGATCCTGAAAAATCAAAAGATGCAGAACCAGAAAACAATCAACCAAGTCGAGATCACCGCCGTAGAGCTCAACAAAGTGATACATTAAGAGCTGCAGGAAATATAACCCCCACAGATCGCATGAGGGATCTGATTAGTAGAATGAGGGATATAGATACAGATCCCGATGATCCCGGATATCCTGAATTAGAACCACCAGAGGATTTGCCTGCAGTTCGTGTTAACACTACAAATTTACCTGCCGTAGCAGGAAGATCTCTTCAAGCGGCCGGAGTACAAAATCCTGAATTTCATCAAGTCGCTAATTTACCAGGAAATATAAATCGTGCTATCCGTACATTAGGAAGAGAGTTATTTAGAAATCTCACACGAACACCCACTAATGATGTATGGATGGTGGGTAACTTAAATGGGCAAGGTCCAAATTCTAGATCAGAAGTCAATGCTGTAGCGGGATGGATTCGTGATAACGGCAGTCGAGTTACAGATGGCGATATCGATTTTGATTCTTCAATACCTGATTATCGTGCAGATATACAACAATGGACAGCATCGGGAATACGTTGGCTTTTAGTTAGAGACGAATTTGGTGATTATGTGTATTCATGGCCAGAAGAAGATAGTGTCGTCTCCTCTGATACAAATAGACTGTCCTCTCCCGAACGTCCTGAAACACGTAGATTAGAAAGATAAATATAAAATGCAAGGTAATTCTTATAAGTTATTTGCTAAACTTTTGGAATTTTATATTCCAGAGAGTAGCACCGCATCTGAGATGCTAGGTTCTCTTCCCGGAGGACCTCAATTAATACAAACACTACATAAAGATTTAGGTCTTGCCCATGATCAGAAATACGAAGAAATAGAAAAAATTTCTTGGAGCGTTCTCAAAGACACCAGTCATGGTGCATGGGTATTAATCAAAGGCAGCGAATCAGTAGGTGCAATCAAAGCCGATGGATCTGGTGGCTATCAATCAGTAGCTTTCGATCCGGCTACCAATCAAGTAGTAACTTATAAAAATGATCGAGGCGGAAATAATATAGATTTTCTTAAAAGTAAAATTGGAAGACTCAGGGCTTTTTTCGTGGGATCTGATACCGGAGAAAGAGCCAGAAAACAAAGACAAAGAAAGCAAGCGAATTTACAACCAACTGCAGCATCAGTAACTAAAGATACATTAGTAAAAAAATTTAAACCTCTTTGGTTAAGAGCTATGACAACAGCAGAAGCAGATATTAAAGGTATGATTGCTATTATGATTAAAAATAGCTCTTATGCTAAAGCAAAAAGAAAAATGGATCAGGCAGAAAGATTGCAAAATGCTATTGAAAGATTAGAAACTGGATCTTTAGATGACACACCAGACTTTATCAACGCATCAGTAAATTTAGCTATTTTAATGGCTGCTGCACATCATTATCCAGAAAAAACCGGCGAAATACGCCGAGGTGACCGATATAGTGGTATGAGTTATTCTTCTCAATCTGCTGAAGGCCCGCAACAATTATTAAAAGATATTTCCAATGGTGACACATCTAAACTAGGAACGGTACTAACATTTTTTAAGAGGAGCCTGGTTTCGGGATGAAATTATCTCAAATATTTCTTGATCAGGAAATTTTAGATGAAGCCAATGTGGCTGCTAAAATAAAAGATCCTAAGATGATTAAACAGATAGCATTAGCTATTAAACATGATCCTACAATACCTAAGTCTAAAGTTGCTGCATTAGGTCCAAAACCAGATGACGAATCTGTGATGAAATTGTGGAGCGAGCTCTTGGATTCTAGTCTTCGGAGCACAGATTATGGTGATGTATCACAAGACGGTAAATTTGACGAATGGTTAACGAGATTATATGTGAATGGCTTGCTCGATTACGAAGATGTGAATGGTGAGGGAGGAGATGCTTTAGGTGCATGGAAAGCATTAAGTATCAGAGGAAGATTAAAACCAGAACATCAAGATTTTAATAAATTTAAAAGTTTACGTCAAATACAAGATATTGTTCGGATGAGTCAATATCGAAGCGAGCTAGATCGCATCAAAAATGCCGAAGTCATAGAAAAACACAAGCGTGAAAAGAAAGAGCTGACTATCTTAGATACCAAGCGTTTCATGGCAGTGGTTCCTTTTAATTACGGCTCCTGTTATACATTCAACAATTCTGCGGGATACCAAGCCAGTTTCTGTACAGGATCTAGCTCGGGAATGAATTGGTTTAATCGCTATGCAGATGATGGCCCTATCGTCAGCATCATAGACAAGGACAATTTCGAGGATGTTGATGGCAAATGGCAGATGCATGCTCCTACTCACCAACTCAACAACGGCAACCAGAGAAACAACGGTGACGAGAGATTCGCTGAACTGTTTCCGGGATTGATGAAGAAGATTATCGCTGGTCTACAGCAACACGCCGACGAAATCAACAAGAACTCCACAGAGATCGTCAATGGTGGCTACGATATGGCCCAGGCTGTGGCAGATATCAAACGACGTTTTCCTCTCAGTGTAGCATCAGAAGCTCCCGAAGGTGAAGATGATGCAGGAGACACCGGCCCAGGAACCTACATAGTCAAGCACAAGGAATCGGGTCGTGTTGCAAACATTCCAGCCGAGAGCAAAGAAGATGCTTTAGAAAAGGTGTTAACACGTTTTCCCAATATGAGCGCGGACGATTTCGAAATCACCAAGAAAAAAGAACAGGCTGAAGAGGCTTAAAGAACATCACCTTAGGACCGCGAAGTTACGGTGATGGGGCGGCTGCTGCCCTAGAGTAGATGGAAGTCGTGCTCCAGGAACTATTCTAAAAAGCAGCAATTATTTCCTCCAAAATTGATTTTTGTAATCATTCTGCAATCTCTCTGTGTTTAAATATTT